TATACAACTATTTTAATAAAAATAAATTATGCCGTCTATTCCGAGCTGTCAGCGTTCTATTAGAAAATAAGAAGTTAGTGCGCCTATACTTATGATCGAGTGGCGTATATATTCTTGTTAGATGCAAGTTTTTTAAAGTTTTTGCCCACGCTCTCTTTGGTTTTTCCAAAACCATTAAAATAACTGTATTTGTGCTGTATGTTCATTTATTCGCTTCATTGTTTTATTATAGTAATCTGCATCTAATTCACACGCTGTAAGCTCAAATTTATAATCGTGGCACGCAATAGCAATACTTCCACTTCCTAAATGCGTGTCAAGTATTTTATCGCCTTTTTTAGCATAAGTTTCTAAGCAGTATTTATATAGTTGATATGGTTTTTGGGTGGGGTGTATTTTATCATCCGCACTTGTATTGCCTTGTAAATTTCCGTAATACCTAAAATCAAATTGGCTACTCTTTAATCCTTCCGATAACCAAGCCAATTCCCCATCGGCAAAATTTGGAACAGGGTTTTGTTTATACCAAAAAAGCCAATGTTCATAACTGTTTTCAATATATTCTTTAAATTCCTCAATGGTTTTTAAATTTGGCGTTGGCTCTTTTGCAAGTTGTATAAAATAGTTTCCTCCAAATACTATTTGGTTTTTACTAACCCTTTGCAACTCTTTAAAATACTCACCTGTTGGCACTCCACTATCCCAATCGGCATTTTTATATTTATTAGCTTTAAACCTTTTGCCGTTACTATCCTTATTGGTTCTGTTAAATTTACCAAAACCAATTCCGTAAGGCGGATCTACTATTGCAAGGTCAAAATACTTATCGGGGTATCTTGCCATTAAAACCATATTATCCTCATTTGTAATATTCAACATTTCTTTTCAATTATTAATTATTATTCCCACCGCACGCCATCCAAAAAACTTTAAAAAACCAGACACATAACAGCACCTAACCAAAAGGCGCACAAACTAACCGCTTAAAAATGCGCCCTTCGGTTAGCTGCAAAACGTTATAAGCCATTTCCCATAGTGCCAGTAAAGACAATTTTCGGACTAATCTGCTTACCTCTTTGCTCTAACCATTTTGTATATTTAAAGCCGTCATTATATTGTACTATTCTTATTCCTCGCCACCTTACCTTACCTTTTGTAATCTCGCCTTTAATCGGTGGTTCTGCCATTATTCGCAAAGCAGAAGTGAAAATTTCTTCCTCTTTCTTTTGTTGCTCCGAAATAAAACGGCTTATAACATCGGTTATATTCAAGCTGGGCATTTCGGGTAAATCAAAGTTCAGTTTTTCTAATTTCATTTTGTTTTAATTTAAAGTTTCGTTTTCATAATCCCAGCCTAAATATAGCCGAGAACCGTTATATACAAGTGGTGGCTCGTTGGTTAGCTCATTTCCAACCTCTGAGTTTATTCGGGAGTTCTCTCTCCTTGATAGGCATTGTAGAGTGCCACCACCTGACATATTAAAACGGTTCTGCGCTTACTGATTCCGCTTTAAAAACTTTCCAAGCTTCAATGCTTGTAAAATGCTTTTCGTTCCATTCAGTAGTGCGAAAATTAAATGATACATCTACTTTTGCATTTACTTTGTTGTACTTTTCAAACTTATCTACTTTCTCATCTCCGTAGATTGAAAACTTAACACTTTGAGGATATTGGTCTACTTCTTCAGTTACAATAAATTCAATTTTTTTTGCTTTTCCAACTTGGATAACATCAAGGATATTTGTAATAATCCCCGTAAATTTCATTTCATTTTTCATTGTTCTTTTTGTTTTAAAATTAATACTTCATTTGCAATTTCAAACGCTTTTTCAACTAGCTTTTGTTTTTTATAACTCTTCCTGTTGTACTTCAAATGTGAAGCAATAACCGAGAAGTTAATGTCTTTAAAATCAATTATATTTTTCATGTTGTTCAATGTATTTGCGGACATTTGTCCAAATTGTTAGGTACTTTCTGAAGCCTTTCTCCATGACTTTGGCTGTCTCAATAGCCGCCTCTTTGGTCGGGAATTGACTTAGCAAAGTTTCAGCTTTTTCTTTTGTTTCTTTGTTCATTTGTTTTTTAAATTTAACTTGTTAATATACTCGTTATAGTATTCATGTGCCATGTGAACTTTCTCAATCATTTCAGCTTCTAACTTTTCATCCCTTTCGATTCTTAAAGTAGTTACTAAGCTTTCAATCGGTGCGTTTATTGTTTTGTGAATTTGCACGTTGTCATAGCCAATCAAATGGTCTGGAGTGTCTATCATGCAATAAGCAAGCTCCGCACTATTCACTTCATAAAGGTACATATAACCCCTTAGTTGATATTCGTAATCTTTCAACGTTATATCCTCGCTTGTAGCAGGGAACGTTTCAAATGACCATGAACACTTAATGTCAATAATTAACCCAGGAGTTATGATGTCGCATTCGCCTGTAATTATTTCAGTAGACTTTCTCTCTTTATTCTTTTCGTGTGACGTAAAAAACACGTTGTTATAAAGCAATATAGCCGCTCCTTCACACTCGATACCTTTCTTAACGTACTTATTGTTTAGCTCGGTTTCATAGCCATAGAAGTCTTGTTTAGCTATTGTTTTAATGTAACTCTTTGCAGTCTCACTTAAAGCTCCTTTGACTTTCGAAGCGGTGCAAATTTTCGGTAATGATGAACATCTGATTTTCATTTTCTTTTGTATTTTATTTTATTATACTTTATTAATTGTGATTCATCGTATTTTGATAAATCTTCTATTATCTCACAATTAACATGAAGTGTATCTTCATGTATAAAATAACTGTGAGACGTTACTATACTCGTAAATTCAACACATATATAAACTTGTTTTTTTGTATCTTCCTGCTCATCAATAAAATAAACGTCAGAACCAATAGGGGCAATATATTCTTTTCCTTCTAAAGTCATTAATGACTCACAATCTTTATCGTATAATTCATAAGTTACTTTCATAATGATTGAATTAAAAATGTTAATACTGCGGAAAAAAGAAAGCTTAACCATCCGAAAATAAATAAGCCTTGATTCCAATTTCTGATAATTCGTGTTGAGCCTGTTGGTAATTTTGGATTAATTGATATTAAAAATATTAATAAGATTATCCAGTAAGCTGTTAAGATAGTTAAGTAAAGGCTCATAAGTTAATCAATAATAAAGCCCCTTCTTGAGCTGTGTTTAGTTTAAATTTAGCTTTAAGCTCGTCAATCGTGTATTCTTTTTTACGGATTTTTTCAACTGCTTTGTCAAAACGATCATTGCTTAATACTTCTTTCTCGGTAATAATTGGCTTGCTTACTTGCTCCCCACCTGCATCTGTATCTTTGTCGGTAACTAGCCCCAAAATTGAACTGATGCAGTACCTCCGCAAGTAAGAAATTGCTGACCCCATTACCTGGAAATCATTCATTCCTTTAAGTTGTACATTCATTGGTATATCTGTTCTGCTTTCGATTGTTTCTCCGCTTTCGATGTGAAATACGATAGTTACCATTTGATTGTTTTGAAGCAATTGCGTAAAGCCTAAGCCATTTTTTTTCATCAAAGGGTTAATTACTTTGTAGATTGCCGTAAGGTCTGCATACGTGTAGCCAAAACCTTGTGTTGCTTTGTGAATTGTTGGAACTTCCTGTTGAAAGTTAGCCAATGATTTGTAGAGATTTTTCATGAGTTTGAGTTTAGGGTAATTTGATAAATTGTTAAATCGTAAAGTTGTATTGAATATTTAAAATAATAGATTCCTTCTGTTGAAGGTAATAAGTTATACTTTTTGTTTTTTTCATTTTCGAGCCTTAAAGCGTGTTTGTGTACAAGTTCTTTTAACTCATCATGATGAAATGGTTTTTTAATGACCTCTTTCATTTCTTTTGTAAAATCTTTCATGGTTTCTAGGTTTTTATTTTATTGATATAAAATGCTCATTTATATAGTCTAAACTTGCATACCAACTTGTTCTAAATTTATTATAGATTTTAAATCTATCATTCATAATATCTCGTACTTCAAATATTAATGCTTTTCCTTCACTCATTAACTCAATTTTCATTCCTACTTTAATGTCTTCTGCTTTCATGGTTTCTAGTTTTAAATGTTTAATTATATACAAATATAACTATTTATAATCAATAAACAAGTATCTCTTTAAAATAATTTAAATTATTTACTAAATAATATTTAAAGCCTTGGTTTTCTACAAGCTGTTGGAAGTCTTTTTGTCTTTGAGATTGCACTCCCTTTTCAGCTTTTACCTCTATAAATAAGACTTTGCCAAAATGAATACAAATTAAATCCGAAACGCCAGCATACAAGCCCGTAGCTTTTTTTCGCATTTGTTCTTTTACATCTTTTGAATCATTTGGCACACTAAAGATAATGTTTTGCGGATCGTGGTGTTTTAAGCAATAAGTATTACGATACCACATTACTATTTCCTGCTGTATAGCGTTCTCTGTCTTCATAAATTTCTACTTTGAATTTGTCTAACTGCCCAACCTTTTTTATACATCATATATTTTTCGTATTCAAAAAAGTCTTGTCTTGTTTTTAATTGGTGAAATATCCACGATTTCTTGTAACCTTTTGCAGTTGCTATTAAATGCAATTTTTTAAAATCTGACGTTTCAATTTCTTTTTTTAGTTGTTCCTTTGATAGCTTTTCAAGTTCTACAACTAATTCTTCTTCTAATTCTTTTTCTGTTTTTGGAAAACAATAACCGCAATGATTACACTCCATAACTCGCATAGGTAACATAGCAAAACATTCAGGACATTCTTTAACAGGTGCCTCCCCTTGTTTCTTTTCTTTTTTGTCTAAGCTCCATTTTCTTGGCTCTTCCCAGTAGTTATGTCTTTTAATATTATTTCCAAAATCTAATATTATAAACTCATTTTTTAAATTAGTTACACGTGATCCACGTCCGACCATTTGAAGAAATAAAGGTAAAGATTTCGTAGCTCGGTATAATATTATAACCTCAATACTAGGACAATCAAACCCCGTTGTTAGTATTCCATAGTTAGACAAAATAGCTCCTGGTGTATTTTGAAACCATTCTAACACTTCCTCTCTATTATTCATATAACAGTCTACGTGTTTTGCTGGTAATCCTTTTTGTTGAAAAGATTGTATTAATTCTTTTGATGAATCAATATTGGGAGAAAATACTAATGCTTTTTTACCATTGCATATCCTTGTATAATTATCATATACACCGTGGTAAAGTTGTATTTCTGAATATTTATCCCCCAAACTTTTTTCATCGTAATCACCACCTTTTATTTTAACACCTTTTAGGTCTACTCTAACACCATAAGAAGATGGCTTTGATAAATTACCTTTCTCAATTAATTCGGGAGTGTCTATTACTTGTATTATGTCGGTGTAAAACTGAGACAAAGAAAGTTGTTTACCTTCTCTAAATGGCGTTGCTGTTGCACCTATTACATAAGTCTTTTCGTTTACGTATTGAAACAGATTATCAAATATAGATTTATGAGCTTCGTCAATTATGATTAAATCTAATGTATTAATCCACTCTTTTAACAAGTCAATTCTACGCATTATAGTTTGAATCATACCTACAAAAAGCGACTCGTTAAAATCCACATTTTCACTTGGTTTAATTAATTGAGGATTCATACCTAACTTGCATAGAACACTATCCGACTGCGAAAACAACTCTTTTCGATCTGTTAAAATAAGTACCTTATTGCCTTTTGTATAGCTGTTTCTAGTCATGTAAGAAAACATAATAGTTTTTCCTGCACCTGTTGGAGCGCATAAAACTACTTTCTTATTGCCTTTTACAAAACTATTCCGTAGTTCTGTAATGTATTTTTCTTGGTAATCTCTTAAAATCATGTTATTTATTTATAAATGAAAAAATATGCTCAATAATTGGTAACGTCCAACCATCTCCTAATAAACTGCCAGCTTTTGCCTTAGATAAAATACTTGTATAAAAACCTGGGAAGCCCTGCAATCGTTCCATTTCTATTTGTGTACATATTCTAAACATATCATTTTCTTTTTTAACTAAAGTGATCAATCCTTTTAAACGAAATCTTTTATACATATAAGCTTGAACTTTATCTGAATCAAAGTTATTAAATGTATATGCGTCACAATATCTTTCAGTTAAGCAACAATGTTTTTTAGAAAGAGCCGTTCCATTTTCTAAAATATCTTGTAATAAAATAAATCTATCTTTAGGTTGTGGAATATCCGTAACAATATCAAACATAGTTTCTTTAGTTCTTATATTGGACCAGTAATAACGATCACGTAATTGAGCGGTTACTAAACTACTATTTATTCTAACTGGATAAACACCTAATGCTCTACTCATTATTCCAACGTCCAACTTACTAGCACTTCCTACATTTTCTTGAAGGAATAATACATTTGGATTTAATGATTTAATATGTTCTAAAATTTCAACAAACACAAAAAACAAACTGCTTTTACTTCCGTTTATTCCAGCACGTTTTCCTGCTGCTGATAAATCTTGACAAGGTGATCCACTTAATATTAAATCGATACTTTTCCAGTCAATATCCCAATCTCTCCATTTAGTAACATCACCAACCTGAATTGTATCTGGAAAGTGGTGTTGTGTCAATTGAATTGCATAAGGCTTAATCTCACTTGAATAGTATTTATTAACTTTAATACCTACGTTCTCAAGTGCTTGTCTACCTGTATTCATTCCGTTGAATAAGCTAACTACGTTCATAATACTTTTTTATCAAGTGAATCCCACTCATTTGCTTCCTCTACTTCATTTTTAACGAGTCTGTTGCCAATGACTTGCGGTGTTTCTTCAGCTTGTGGTTCTTCAGTTTGTATTTCTTCAGTTATGGCGGTTGTAATTTGAAACCATCTTTGACCATTTGAATTACCCTCGGTATAAACCTTTTTGTAATACGTGCAGTATTTTTGCAACCATAAAGTAAACCTCTTTGATTTTAACCAACTTCTAAAATCTTTGTTTTCCTCTAAAAAATTATCAAAACACACACTTTTAATGTGGCGGTGGTCTTCTTGAATATTACCATCTTGCATCCATTCAAGAAATTCAGTAGCTGTTTCGTTAATTAATTTTCTGTGTTCTAAATTTGTGAAGTCAAAAGGAACTAAGCCATTTTGTAAGTAATACTTTTGACAATTAATCATAAAATGGTCGAACCGAGCCCACTCCTCAGTATTCCAGTCATCAAATAACATGTGCTTAAATTCGTCCAATGGAGTGTATTCGGAATTAAAATAACTACTCATTTCTACTTCAAACTTTCTACGATCAAAAGACCCCCCAACTCCTCCAATAGTGTAGTTTGTTGTAATAATTATTTTTGGGGATTTTGTTACTGGCAATTTAATTGCATCCTGCCCTTTGTATTCAAGTGTTATTCCTTCAGTAATCAATGAGAATAAACTCTCAAAATTAAAGTTCTTTTTAACATCATCAAAAACTAAAAGTTGACTATCAACAGGAACTGTTTGATAAGGAAAGGACTTATTAAAATCATGTGTTTTACCATCAATGCTAGCAACTTTTTTCATCTTACTTAAAGCATTCCAAAATAAAGACTTCCCAGACCCTCCATTTGGATTATCGGATATTGTTTCATCGTTGAAAATTATAGCTTTATTGTTTGCACTTGTTTTGTAGCTGTGCATAAGATAACCTATGACCGATTTTAAAGAGTTGTACTTACTTACATTTTTTGAGGACGCTAACCATAGGAATTTTCTGAACTCGCTATCGTGGTGGTCGGCATATATAAAGTCTCTTTCAATTACTTGTTTTTTCCAAACAAAACCTTTTAAATCTTCATACTTTAATTGTTCAACTTTATCTTTATAAACTTTTATTACGCAATTTTTAAAATATAAAATCGCAAAGTCTGCACCGTCCTCTTCAATATTGAATTTAGCAGTTTCAAGCATTGAAAGGTATTGCGGTGTAAATGATTTTGTTGAACCAGCCACCAAGTCAAAAGGGTCTAAATTGTCACTATTTAATAATTCGTTTAGTACAAAATCTTTGACCTGAAATTCAGAAACTTCATCAACAAAATTACCATCCTTAGTAATAAATGTAAATGTCTTTGATTTTTCAATCGGAAAATGTTTAAAGAAGTTTTTATTTTCTAAATAGAATTTAAATTTGTGGTGTGAAATAACTATCCGTCCTTCCTCGTTGTAAGTCCAGAATTTATCTAAATCAATTTTGCTTTTTTGTGCTTTTATTTCTACTTCTAAATTATCAATACTTATTTCTTGAAATTTAGATTTAATAAAATCAGTAGTTTTCCCTACTAAAATCATATTTGAAATAGTCTTTAATTTAGACTTGTCTTCAAATTGTTTACTTCCAAAATTAGAAGTATGTTTATAAGCTGAATTAATTAAGGCTATTATTTCTTTACTATCAAAATCCTTTTGTTCGTTTGCAATAATATATTTTTCAGCTACAAACCTATCAACTCCAAAATCATTAAATGCTAATGCCAATTTATGGAAGGAACTGTTTCTATTTGTGCCATTATAAGACTTTTTAAACCATATCATTAATCTATTTGCAATCTGATCCTGGTCTGTCA